ATACCGCCTCTCTTTTGAGTATTAGCTATAACGTGTGCGGCTAGTAAACTCTTACCTGACTGTTCTAGTCCTGTAATTTCTACTATCCTACCCACAGGCAAACCACCATGCGAACGATTTGAAATCGCCAAATCAAGCATGGTGGCTCCTGTGGATACCCAATCGTCTAAATCAATTGGAGTCTCGTCATAGCCGTCTAAGAAAAATGCAACTTTATCTTCATCAGATATCAAAGAATTTAAACTATCAGCAATAATTTGCGCCATCTCATCACGATCTGGCGTCTTTATTTTCTTTTTGACAGCCATGAGCTAGCTCCCTATTCTGCAAATAGGGACTCAAACTCATCTACTGCTGACTTAACCGTATCACTAGACGAATCCTGTACTGTAGCAGGTGTAACCATCGTTTCAGTTACACTAGTATCTTCATCAGCAGAATTAGGATCAAGATAACGTTTTAGAACAACAGACAACTCTTCATAAGAAGGCTCTTTAAAAAGAGTAGTAAGATTTGGTTGATTGGTTGTCCAACGTTCGACCAACTCAGCATCCTTTGAAATTGGAGTCTGATTCGGCTTCACCAAAATCGTCGTCTTCGCGAAGTTCGTATCACTCTTCTCCTGTGGAGTATAATCCACTACGATATCCCGTCCTGTTTCGATATGAGTAATATCACCATAGTCAGGATCGTTAATATAAGTAAGAAGTGCTTGATAAACAGTCTTACCAAACGAGTAAAAACGTACACCCATGTCTTCTTCACCACGAACCACTACTGGAACGAAGGTACGAAGTTTGGGCATAAAAGCACGAGCCTGTTGATAGGCATCGCGAGTTCCTTCAGAACGAAGGTTCTCAGCGAATTCTGCAATCGGATCACGATTGCCGTTGGAAATTGGGCTTAGGTGACTCCGGTTTCCAAGATAATGGAAATAGAGTTCAATGAAAGGGTTTTCGGGACAGTCCGTTAACGGAACAATCCTTACTAGGGACTTGCCTTCAGCCGGCCTCCAAAAAGCGGATGACCGCTTAGTTTGTCCCTGAAAAGTGTTTAACTTGGCACGAAGTGCGTTAATGTCAAGAGCCATAATTTTCTCCTTATGGTTTAGGGTTTATAATTTAACACTACTTAATGTAACAGGTTTAGTATTAATTGTCAAGGGGCAATTTAAAGTTTATTTATTATTAAGTATTCGTAGTTTAAAAGCATCTAATTCATCTTTATTAATAGATACCGACTCTGCTCGTTCTCTCAACGCGAGAAGAGAATCTGTCGGAATCAATCTTAATGGATGTTGTAATCCTGACCGAAGTGAACAATAAGCAAGTATAGGATGTCCTTCTGGAAATCCGTAAACATGTATTAGTTCATGGGATATAATATATGCATCCCACCAAAAATTATCCTCAAGAATTACAACTCTATAATCCATTTCTTCAGACCAGCCCGTAACACCATATGAAAGGATACCAGATGGATCTCCTACTATAGTATCAGCTACGAACCACTGAATGGAAGGTAACTCTCTAGTATCCATATTTAAACACAACCCCATCTCACGAATAATAGATTCATGAACCTGTGTGGTTGGTCGTGGACGCAATCCCATAAATAAAAATTGTACGTCTTGGGTTGTCAATCTTTGTTGAAGAATATCGACTACTCTTTCTGGTGCATCTGATACGTCTTGGGTTGTCAATCTTTGTTGAAGAGTATCGACTGCTCTTTCTGGAATGGGCCGTCCCCTAGATGCACAGCTAGATATACCAGCCCAAAGCATAATGGATACTGTTATAATTTTAAACAAATGCAATTTATTGCGCAATCTCATCTAACCTTAAAATTTGTTTTACTTGTGTTGGTATTCTTTTCAATTTACCATATGCGGTAACCAAAACCATATTCTCTAATTCTTCCCAATTAACCCTAAATCTTTTATCTAAGATTCCATTATTCTTTTCCATGATTAATTTATTAAGAGCATTAATTGTATAAATAGTATTAGTTTGTTTTTTGCGATGAACAGATATTGTAGAATTCAAAACATCACTTAAATCAGCATTTGTAACATTATATGTTAAAATTAACTGTTGTTCATCATCAGAGTAAATGTCCGCAGCTTCTTTCGTATTTTCTAAAATAAAAATTTTATTTGAAACTACTTGATATTTTTCTGAGATATTTTGACAAGTATCGACCAACCCATCTGACGTACAAAATGTACAAAGTAACTGTGTCTCCATGACAATCCCTCTGTTGGAATTGTCTATAAATAGGTTTAAAAATGTTCAAATTTCATATTTTTCAGGTTGTCACCAATGGAAATTGAAAACGGATGTTTCAATACATCCCGTAAAATATTAATTAAATTATCAATTTTAGCTTCCTCTACATCAAAAAGCATTGAATCATAAGTATAAAGAATCGGAACTATGTTTTGTTTTATAAGATTGTACAAATACATAATATTTGTTTCTGTCTCTAAGCTTTGAATGTAATAATTAAATACCTTATTGCTTGTAGCTTCTTCTACTTCAATCTCATTACCATATTTCGTAACTAACTTATTTTTTCTCAGATACTCCGACCACACCTGGCGTCTAATAGATTTCCGAACCTTATTAAAAAATAAAATATCTTCTTTAATTTCCGACTCATATCCATATAACTTTGTAAAAGTTATTCTTTTTGATTCCTTATATTGTTCTGGCGTTAATTCTGTTGTTTTAAAATATTCTTGGCCAAACATTCTATGTGGATCATCTGGAAGCTCTATACCAATTTGTTCAGCAACCAAATATAAATGATAACCTTTAAAGTCTATATTTACTAACTTACCATTCTCATGTCTAGAAACAAACGAGGTTCTAGAATCATCAGCCTTATTGAGAGCAGCATAATTGATTCCACCATATGCGTTACTGGGTCTGCCTGTGGTGGTGTAATGATTATAGTTAGTTAAAACTCTATCATCATTAATTAAATTACGCCTCTCCAATCCAAACGAATTCAAAAAGGTATCGTGGTCAACAAACAATCCCTCAGATTCTATTTTAGAAAACACATAAGGAGTAATATTGTGATATACATTTAAATACTTTTGATTAAAAGCTTTTTTCTTATCCGCTAACAAAGCAACATCTAATGATTGACCAATCCGTTGAAATGTATTCAAATGGGAATAGATAGGAATGACCGAATTCAAATTAGAAATTTGTTTCAGTCGCATAGAATAAAAAGTAGAAAGTTGGTTGTAAACTTCTTTGTTATCAAAATACTTTAAGTCAAAACAATCTTGTACATCCACACCCAAGTGTAACAATTGCTTTATATCATATACAAAAGCATTTCGTAAAACCAAATCTTGATAATTTTGATGGGGATAGTCAACGTGAGTAAACGAAGAATAAAACTCTCCATCTTGGGTCTTAATATAGATGCAAGACAAAGAGTTCAAGAGAGGATGTATCTCTGGATCTGAAAGTAAATACAAACAAACTTTTGGTTCGTCAGAATTTAGGATTGTTTGTAAATCATAACCTGTTAAAAATTGCATTAATTTCCGATATAAAACTGTTCATAATTGATCAAGTGATTTTTGACCACTGGCATTTTCCTACTAAGGAATCTAACAGCTCCCGCGTTCTGTGTCAAGACGCCTGGGATATTAATTGGTTCCTTTCCCCCCTCATATGTAGGATTGCCGGTATACAAATGAATAATTTGATCTTCTAATCGTCCCTTAATAACCCAATTCAAATGGCCCAATATAACATATTGATTACTATAAAGCCTGTCATAATCTCTACGAGTAATTTCAAATACTTCTTGATTTATATGATTTGCTTTCGCAGCAAAATATCGTGGAACATATCCCTGTTGTCTATGAGCTTGTGTAATCTGTTGTTCCGTTAACGGATTATCTGGTATAATAACAAAAAATGACATAATTAGCCGGCACCGCCGCCGGACGGGCTTGGCTCGGATCGTAGTGCTGCTTGAATGTCTTTTATATTCTCGGGTATAGAAGCAATCATAGTACCATCTAACTCTGTAAACCACCCTTGAGAATTTATGTCATGTTTATATCCCGTCACCATAAAAATATTATTATCATCATATGGTCGAGGTAAAACATTATGAACCCCAAACATGTCCCCAAATCTCCAACCATCAAGGCCTTGCAATTTTATATTAATTTTTCCCGCGCTTGGTATGGCATTAAACAAACCACTACGAATAGCTTTTTCTTTCATTTTTGGTGGATCTAACTCTTTATACCCTAATAGTTGTCTATAAAATGCATCTTGTTCCATGTCTTTTATTGTCTTTAAATCTTCCTCATCTTCCCCTTCTTCAGCTTCCTCTTCATGGTAGTCATGGTCATGTGGGATGGGCTTGTCTTTGTCTGACTCAACTACATTATCTAAATTTACTAAGCTTCTAAGAGCAAGTCGAGGTGGGTCGCTTGAATCTAACGCATAACCATAAGATATTAAAGCTTTCTTTTCAGGATCACCCCCCGCAGCACTCAACTCATCCGGTTGAAATGTGTTTGCCATCACCGTAGCAGCTACCGATCCTGGCAATGAAAAGTCAAAATTATATGACATAGCTTCAGAAACATTACCTTCAAAAAATCTATATGGAGTTATTTGTTGTTCTTCGGGACCAGATAAAGCATTTTCATCATAAATTTTTATTTTATTAACCCTAACAATTTCTCGGGCGGGGGTAACTTCAACAGAGCCCATATATCTCATTTTCAATTTCAAAATATCGGCAGTAGCACCATTTACCATATTTAAAACTTTTTGAATAGCCTCTCCAACGGACTTTGAACCTATAAAAGCACTTCTAATTTTTTCATAATTTATAAAAATTCCATCAAACCCAGTTCTTTGGGCCCCGGCCGGGGCCGTGACTGAGGGTTCGTAAACTTCTTTATTTTTCCATTCATTATTAACTTTAAACAGTCCAAAAATTGCTTTGTTTTCATAACCATCACCAAATCTATCCGTATAAGCTTCAAAGTGGGTTCTAAAAAAATAACCAGACAGCTGATCTTGGTTATACTGTATCCGCTTCGGGATGTCTTCCTTTGGGATTGGTCTATGTAGTTCGTCAGCACTATCCTCCGCCACATTATAAAGATTAATATTATTTATTATAACATTTTTAATATTAACAGATCTTAAATTTGGCCAGAATCCCACAGAGTCAATCGGTTCGAACAACTCAACCGCAGTAGAAGTAGACTCTCCGAGCTTGATCGCGATAGCTTCTGTAATATCCGCGCCGATGCGATCCGGTGTGCCTGCTGCGGCCGTTCGTTCGCCCCGTACTTGAACGGCTCGGGCAGAAGACCATTCTCCCCATCCCCCTGGGAGGTCGCGCGTCGGCCGAAAATTCCGCGTACCGAAAGCGTCAGCTGATATTGATGAATTACAACCATTTTGTCTATCATAAAAGCTGATATCTAATATGTTATTTAATAATTTACTAAGAAAATACTCCAAAGATATATAAACAGCACTTGAATTTTCCATAGAACTACTAAGAATATACTTTTCTTCTCCAATCTCTCCGGCCTGCTGGGGGCCCATGCCCGTGATGAATGAAAGGAACATGGAAACACCCTTGGCCCACCCGGGCAGCTCATGAGCTTGGACGCGGCCGAGGGCCGTTTCATATGGTATTAAAATATGTGTTCTCCAATCTCGAAACGCAGCAGCATCTGTGGGTTCATCCGCCGTCTGCTCGCTATCCTCCGGGCGTTCCACAGCATCTTTTAAAACTTCTTTAAAGATATTATCAAATTTAGGATCAAACTCCTCTCCCGCTTCCCATCCAAAATTAGATCTTATAGATTTTGAAAGATACCTTAATCCTGAGCTACTTTCCAATTCATTGCCGTGCTCATCCCGTTCTACTGCTCCTCCTGCCGAACCATAACTCAAAAAAGTATTTTCAGGAGATATTGTAAACAAAAATTCCAATGAATTTATTAATTCTATTTCTGCCTCATACTCATTTTGTTCATTCAATCGAACTCTAAAATTAGATACAAGACCCAAAATTCGTCCAGCATTTCTAGAAGACTTAAGTGATACGTTGTTTCTTAAATTAGATCTAAAATCGTCAATTAAGTCTTGAGATAATACTTGAAAAAATTCCAAATCTTTTTGATTTTCCTGCATACGGGTGTGTCCATATTCAATAACAATTGGATTTCCTGGGCGCAGCATTGTTTGATAAATAAAATCATATTGTTCTTTTCCATAAAACTTTAATTGTACTGTGGCTTTAAAAATAAAACCTCCCGTGGATTGTGTCGATATTGACACATTAGTTACGCCGGGTGGTGGGAGCTTTTTATTTCCAGCATCATTTAATTTAACCTGTACAGCAGTATTCCCGGCTCCTGTATAGGTTAATCCAATGGCTGTTCCTTTTCCTGTGGTATTAAAATAATCATCAATGGTTGGTGTTTTATTTATATCAACATTACCCAATGTAAATCCGTGCAATGGTCTTCCATACAAATTACCTTCAACGAGAGAAGTCACCCTTACATGAGGAATCAATACATTCTGGATATTTTCTCTAGACGTTCTACTTAACAACTCTTCCTGTATATGGTCTTGAAATGCCTGGTCAAAGAGTCCCATTACTCTATCCTTGGAATGACTAAATTTTTACCTGGGGTAGCATATATATTACCCTTTACTTCTTTATTTGCTTTTGCAATTACATACCATTTAGAACTATCACCATAAAATTTATCAGCAATCATATCTAATCTTTCTTTTTCTTGAGGTGTATATGTGGTCAATATTGATGTATTAATAGGAAACGAATCGGTTAATGCAATTTTATATACATCGCCCCGACCACGAACCGGATTAATTCTAACCTCTCTAAAACGTTGCATAATTTAATCCCCTAACCGCGGTTAAATAACGACGAAAGAGGAGTCATATTTATCGGACTATTCAACGCATCTTCCAATTGTTCCCGACGCGTCCTGTTTAAAAGCGCTTCGATGTCGGAGCCCTCGCCGGCCGCGGCGCGGAGGGCCGCGGCGTCTTCAAGTAATTTATCAACCTGCGTAGCCAGGGCTTGGCGTGCCTCGCCCGCGTCCCTCAGCAAATATAAACTAAATGGAGCAAGATTTCCTTTTACGTTTTGATATGTATAAACTGATTTATCCAACAATCTCACATCTACTGAACAAACTATCGACATGGGTGTTTGAAAATCTATATCCCAAGATACATCTGATTCGATTGTATGGGTCAGTCCTTGAAGTAGACATGGTTGTTTCGTATAAACCTTTCCAATAGTTAAATTTGTTACTAATGGAGTCAAATAATTATTAGAACTTTCTGGATAAGCTAAACTTGTTAAGTAAGCCATCTTTTTCATTATGTGTTCCCGTTCTTCCTTAGAAAATGCATGTAATCTTAACTGAAAAGATGTGTTTCTAATTACCTTATCGTAAGTATAAAATGTTTCATAGCGACCAATATAATTGTTTTCATTATATGATGGTTGTACTGATTCTTTTATATCCTCAATAAAAGCTCTAAATCTAACTTCTTCATTTTTTGTACCCATGACTTCAAATATAACATCAATGGAATCAGAATCCATTTCATCTTCGCCGCGCGGTGCTCTAAAAATAGTACTTGCAAATCGGTCCTTTCCACCCGAGCGGGCCCGATTGATTTGCATATAATCTTTATAATATCGCTTTGATTCGGGATTGGGCTCCCAGACTTCATCAACGTCCGTATGTCCCTGTCGTGGTCCTGCAAATCCCATCTTCCCATAATCTGTCGGTAATATAGCACCACCTTCGGGATTAATTCCTATCGAAAGCTTCGTAGGCTTTCCCTTATATTTTTGTATTTGGGCAATATACTTTCTTATATACTCACTGTCTGAACCAATTTTAGCCCCAATTTCAATAGCTTTCCCCGCGCCAGCTGGGCCCGCTACCTGCATACTTTTCTGATATAACGCGCGTAAATCAGTTGCGTCGGGGGGATCAAGAGGATTATTAAACATACCAAGAGCCGAACCAACTTCTGTATTTACCCGTTCAATGATATTATCAATATCAACAGTAAACCTTCTTAAAGTTCTAAGAATATGAATATCATGTGCTTTGGGTAAGAATTGACCAGCAAACCCTTTAATAGCTCTAATTGTTGAGTCTGATACATCGACACCAAGCTTCCGGCCGATTCCTCTAATACCACCACCTATCCAGCCTCCCGCTTTCTTACCAACTCTTGATTGTAATCTATCAAAGGTATCAGATGCATCAAATGAACGTAATTTATCAAGCCATCTAGTAGCACTCATATTTCTTAAAGATTGATCAGATATCTTCAAACTTACATAACCTTGAAACCCAACGGCATGGCCCATTCGTTCCCCTTTATATGTTCCAGAATCATCTTGTGAAGATAATCCTAAATAAATTTGACCATATTTCTGTATTTGATTAGCAGCTAGCACAGCCTCGTTAGCTTCAAAAATTTGTTCTAAATACTTATATTCAATTTCAGGTCTATCTTCAACTGTAGCAGCTCCGGTCAATCGTACTCTAACTTGTCGGATCGGTCTGTTTAAAAAGGAAAGGTTGTCGTTTAAGAAATTAGTTCCAAATCGGCGAACTGTCGCAGCACCCATTTTAAGAAGGGTTAATTCTGAATTCAACATTCCTTCTCTAGAATTCAATCTATAATAAACAGGACCAAAACTAGAAGTAAGATTATCTGCGGTTTCGCCCTGCAGTCTTCCAACATTCGGCCATAAGGGTGCAAACTCCCCTGGTATACCAACCAGATCCCTTGCAGATTCAATTGAAATTGTAGATCCATGTCTTGGTTTGTGTGTTAGCGGATCAACGTGGTCTTTTATATTATCTCTTCTATAACTTCTAGCATGAATAAAAGTATTGGTTCGTTGTAAATCTATTTGTTTTTGTAAAAATCTAGCACCAATCTGTGTCTTTTCAAATTTTGCAAGTCTACTTCTATCTCTAATTACACTTACAGCCTCTTCAGCAAATACTTCATCATGTTTTACTTGATCTTTTAAATCAGTATTAAATACACCATTAACTAATTCTCCGTCTGGATAAACATAATGGAACGGCTGACCAAGTTCCGAATCTCTCACAGGAGTTTTTCTATATATTTGTCCTTGCTGGTCCCGCTTATTAAATAATTCTAATAGTTTACTCATTAAGCCTCCCTTATAGAAGCGTCCATTGCTGAACGTTCAGCTTGTCTCCAGTTTTTCAAATTAATCTCTTGTGGACCAGACATGACCCGTGCAAGCCTTTCAATAGCCTGAGTTTGTTTTTTCATTTCCAGTCTATCCATTTGAGCAGCTCTACCACCACCAAGACCACTCTTGGACAGGAGTATGTTGTCATCGTTACTAAACCGTTGAGTTACACCTTCTTTGGTAATGTATGCGTCATTAAGGGCAGTTGCGGTACCGCCAACAATCGCCAAAGCACCTGCACCTACTGCGGCTCCGGTAAGTGCTGCACCAGCACCTTTCCAAATAGCTTGCCAAGACGATATAGTTGCTCCTAAGATTCCACCCAACATACCCAGCTGAGCTACCAATAACCAATTTCTTTTCGTATCAAGATCTGTTTGCACATCAGCATTAAGATCTTCGCCTTTTAATATTCTATCTATTTGGTCCGCAGAGAATCCAGTTGCTTTTTCTAACAAAGCAGCCTGTTGACGATTCATCTGCGAAGCACTAGAAATTCCTGCTCCCAACAATGACGATCTAATTTGATCAACATATTCATCTGTAGTTCCGGTCAGAGCTGTGGACAACAATTGTCCAAAATCTGTGGCCATTCCTGGGATAACCGCTCTTAATTCTGAAAATCCACTTACGGTTCCCTCAAAGTCCATAGTGAAGCCTGTTAATGTACTCTCCATCTTGCTAAATTCTAAACCAAGCTTTTTAGCATTTTTAATACCTTCAACGATAAATTCATTAAAATTGTCTCCAGCCCTTGCTACTGCAGCAGCATTAGTAGCCAATTCTGTTGCAGCAGTTTGTCCAAGAATTCCTACTCTTGCAAATGATGCTAAAGCTGTTCGGGAATCCATTGCAGTAGCTTGGAAGGTTCTTTCCAATTTTGCCATCTGTCCCGTAGTAACACCAAAGTCTGTAGCCACTTTAGCCATTCCTGCAGCAGCGTCAGATGTAAGTAATTGACCAAATTCTTGACCAACTGCTCCCTGCATTTTAAGTACTTGTTGTGGATTCAACCACTTCCCTTCGCTAAGTAAGGTCTGGAACGATTCAACAATCGATCCACCCACCTGAGCCAAGGCCTGTCCTTCACTTACACCCCCTAAAGATTTACCTAAAGCTCTCAATCCTTCTGTCAGCAATACCATAGCGGTGGCGGCCGCGGTGATCCCCGCAGTAAGTGTCCGCGTCTTCATCGTACCCTCAGTCATCGCGTCATTTTTAGCCTTTTCCTTCTTGGCTCCAATTTCTGCAGGATCTAGGCCAGGCGAGTCCTTTTGTTGATCTTCGTTCAGTTTATCCCAAGCATCTTGAGCTTCTTGCCTACCCTTTGCTTCCCAAGCCGTCCAAGCTTTGATTGACTCTTGACCCTTTTGAAATAGCGCACTGGTTTGGCCAACTTTGTCCATAAAAGAACTAAGTCCAAAAAGTCTGGCGCCGCCGGGGAGGGGTAATGAAATATTTTGAACTATCGATTTAAGAAGTCCAGCTTGCTGTTTATTGTACTGCTTATCAGACGAAGAAGAAGATTTAGCGGCCGAGCCTTGGGCCCTGCGAAAATCGCGATTCTGATCCATCAACGGCTGTATTCCAGCAGTTACAGCAGCCTGCATCGTCGCGCCTAATTGTTGTAGAGCTTCTTCTGGAGTGTTCGCCATTATTTAATCCCTTTGGGCATAGAAGATTGTAATCTTTTTGTGTGTTCTTCTGTTTTCTTTTGAATAACGTCAATGTAATAGGTTCTCAAATGAACTGGCATCTTATACCAAGATTCATAAGAGAAACCACCTTCTACATTCATACAAAGTGTAACCAGTAAATCATGAAGTTCTAATTTATATTTCGATGTCAGGCCAAAAAAAGTCTACCCCAATGGGCATTCCTCCTTTCATAGTATGACCACAACCATCACAAGTAAATTCTATCATCATATCAATAGTTGGATTAATTTTACCAAGTTCTTCTCTAACTTTTCTAGAATCCTTAACAATCAAATTATCTATCATAGTATTTAAAACATTTTTATCTGTTTCACCATCAATAGAAACAATAATTTTTCTCAATCTAGATGTAATTTCAGAAGAACCCCTTTTATTATATTTAGTATCTACTATTTTATTATCTTTTTCTACTTTCAATTCATCACCACGACTTAATGTTCTAATAACAATGTCCAATCCACTGTCAGTAGTAAACTGATGATATCCATCCTCATCTGCATCAACCAACTCTGTCGGGCTTTCCAACTGAGTTAGATCTATCGAAACAGCAACACTTTCTTCACACTCTTCACATTGAAAGTTTACATCATAATTCTTACCATAAGCTAAAACTCTAGCAGCAAGTAAAACAGCATTAACATCGCCTGTAGTTAAATCAACAGGTTTTACACCTTCGTGGACTATTAAACTTTCCAATAACTTATCAATAACCGTTCCATTTGCTATCAAGTTAGTACTTGTTAAAATGTCTTCTTCTTTAGCAGTCATATACTTCACTTCCAACTGACCACTAGTTTTCCTTAACGGATGTCCCTCTGGATAATATCTTCCCTCACTAGGAAGGTTAATAATTTCTACGGGGTACATTAACTCACTCATAACTTTTAAACTCCTTGTTTAACTGTAACATATATAAATAGATCATACTTTAATTTTTTCCCAAGCTAATTTCTTCACAAAATCACTAAAGATAGATTTTGTATTAACTGTATTTATAATCTCTCCATCTATTATCTGTGATGCAATCTGTTGTTTCTCATTAATCAACTCACTCATATACACATCAATGGTATTTTCGACCGTCATATAATAAATCTGGACCTTCTTATCTTGACCAATTCTATGGATTCGATCTTCTGCTTGTTCGTGATTAGCAGGAACCCAATCCCTGTCAATAAATATCACAGTGTCCATTACGGATTGTAGACCGTCAATCCCCATACCTGCTGCTTTAAGCGAAAAGAACCCAACCTTAGCCTCCCCACTCACTAACCGATCTACTGCTTCTTGTCGTCGTTTTTTGTTCATTCCACCGTAAAATAGAGCGGCATCATATCCATAATGTTCGGCTAATCTTTTTAGAGGATCGACAAAACAACCAAATACTAAAATAGATCTGTCGTTATCCAAATACTCATCAATGACCTCTTTAAGTCTTGGAATTTTTTGATCAGTTAAATACGATTGAATCTTTGGCATAGACGCCACAGATGGTTTTCCAGAAAAACGCCACTCACCAAAAATCTCATCTAGAATGTTTTTATACTCTTTTCGTTCTGAAAATCCCATATCAATATATAAATCATTTTTTTGTTTATCTGGGAGTTCTGGCAAGACCTCCGATTTCTTTCGACGTATGGTTAGGTCTTTGGTTCGTTCATGAAGTTCTTTTAAATTTCTAACCGGCATACCTTTCCACCCACCATACCGTTGAGTGAAATGATAGAAATTACTAAAGCGATTTCTGTCCAATACATTAAGAAGTGTAAACGCTTCTATGGGCCTAGACATAACCGGAGTTCCAGTTAAGAAAATAATGTGATCTGTTTTGATTCCAGGGTATTGTTTTCTCTCTCTCCACGAACCAAGGATAGATTTAAACCGTAAGGTATTACGATTTTTCAGAAAAGTAGCTTCGTCACACACCAATAAATCAAAATCCATTTTAGCTAAAACATCATGGACTTTTCTAACTGCATCATAATTTATAATATGAAATTGATTATCTAAATCACCGTCTACATCTTTAGTAGACCAAATTGTAGAATCTAAATTAGTAAACTTCTGAACTTCTTTCCTCCAATTAAGTACCACAGATAGTGGAGAAATGACCAAAGTTTTAAAATTCATCAATCGAGCATACGCAATTGCTTGAATAGTTTTACCCAATCCTGGCTGATCAGCAATTAATGCTCTACCACCTGTATGATATACGAACTCTACACCGACACGTTGAAAATTAAATAAAGGTAAATTTAATTCTGGAATTTCGAAGTCCGTATCTTCCTTCTCACGAACCTCATGTCGGATTTTAGTTTCTTCTAAAAGTTCTTTATAAATTTTCTTAATTTTACGAGTACATTTAACCTCATAATTTTTTATAATAGAAACTACTTTTGGAAGTTGAACAATTGGAAATTGCCAGTGTTTCTCTTTATCGTTCCATTTGCGACCATCAATCTCAAACTTAAACTGTTCAATTAAAGATTTATCATACGGCATATCAATTTTAGCAGTAGTCTTATTGACTTCTGATATTTCTACCGTCTTTTTTTGCTTACCAAATTTTTGAGTTGTTTTTACATGAGGTAGATTTAAATGACCGATATCACGATTTTGGAGCGCAAGAGAAACCGCTTCTCTCCAAAGAGGAGAGAAGTCGGCATTATCTCTTATCCAGTAAGTATAATGTGGATGTTCTCTGATTACATGAGCAAGGGTATATCCCTTGTATTTGCCGAACGGGAAAACAACCGATTCGGCAGAATCATGTATCATTCCTACTGAGCTTGAGCTGGTTCCACCCTGACAAAGCGCTGACCTTCGACATCCAAAAGCCACCCTTCCTCTTGAGGAATCTCTAACATGCCCATAAGTTCACTAGCAGAATCGTTAATATCTGTCATAAGCCGCCGTTGAGTGTCTTGAAGAGTTGTGTTCGAATTAGCAATAAGAACAGAAAGAGCCTTTGGAAGAGGCCGCTCATCCACCACAGTAAACTGCTGCTGTTGTGGTTGGTCCGTAGCCGCCGCGACCATCGGATCGGGCGGAAGCACTACGGGCTCCGGTGGGAAAGTACTTTCAGTTTGTGATTCGCCATTAGCTGTATTCTTAGCCATGTAACCTCCTAAAAATTATTTGATTGTTTAATATAACCATTATTGATTTGTTTGTCAAGACCCTATTACCAATATTACCAAGGTTTGGCCTGAGTGCCGGTAGTTGGGTTAAGCTGGGAAGCAAGTGAACCGCTGCAGCGTTCTTGCATTTGTGTTACTGTTTCTTCACCCAGCGATGCAGTTACCCAACCTTCAACAAGATCTTCGGTCAAACTAGCATAAGCAACAAAATCGGCCGAAGCAACCGGACCAAGAGCAACCGTTCCTATACTTCTTTCAGCAAAACTACCAGAAACACCCAAACTTGATGTACCTTCGGTTTCAGCTTGATACTGCCAATGTACAGTAGTAACTACATTGTCTAAACTAGCTGAACTGTACGTTACCTCTAGCGGGTCAAAATTCCATGTATAGGTAAATGCCATAACTAAATCTCCTAAATAATTTAAAGTCTACTATAATATATATATCTTTAATAAGTTTGTCAAGGGGTTAAGCGGCCTCAAGTGCAGCAATCTTAGCTTCGAGCGCCTCGATGCGGGCTTGGCACTCCTGCACGGTTTTCATCGTGTAGAACGAAAGGTCTGTGCTATAGAGGCCGTGATACGTCCCGGCGCCGGTATCCCATCCATCGTGGGCGCATAGCCGGTCGTCGCACTCTCCTGCCTGTGATGCGCCGACTCCGATTAGCACCCGCGTATCGGGGCTGTCAGTATAGTTGTAGTCAAAAATCTCAAGCGACGCGTGGGCGTCCCATTTTGATGTCGTGGAATTGTGGATAATCTTCAGCCGTTCGTCCGACAGGTTTACGTTGTTGCCCGAATAGTTGTAGATGCCACCATCAGAGGTAAGGGCTACGCGGGTCGTAGTCGAGTCCGTACCAGCGAAGAAATAGTTGCCGGTACCGTTCGGGCTGTGAGCGCTGTAGTCAACGAGAATGCCGAGCGGGTTGCTGCTAGCGTGATTGATCGTCTCCGCGTAAGCACCCGCCGTAGCTATGTACATCGAAAGCATCGAAGTCGTTGTCCCCATGTTCAGCCCCACCTGTCCGTTGATCCTAGCCGTGCCGGTCACGGTGACAAGGCCGGCGCTTGAAATCGACATCTTTGTACTATCAGCCGTACCAAAACTCATAGAATCATCGCCATGAGCATAAGTGATCTTTCCGACAGCTGGATTTCCTGCATCTCCAAAACCAATCGTACCAGTGCTTGTGGACAGAATATTCAAACCCGCAGCACCAGAACTTCCGACACTTCCTTCAAGCACCGCAGTCATGCCACTTTCCGCTGCACGGACTGCACCTCCCTTCACATGAAGGAGGGTGTCGGGATCGGTCTCGCCGATGCCGACGTTTCCGGCTGAATCTATTCTCATTCTTTCTTCAGCTCCGCCGGCCGAGCTGGCAGCTGTATAGAATCCCAACTCACCGTCATCTTTATTAGCAGTATCTGCTCCTGTATGACCAGCTATTTGTGCAACCCTATTATTATTCCACTGCCATCTAACTTGTCCGCACGTGGAATCAGCATCGGCTCGATCTCCATCTAATATTAAAACACCTTGGTCATTTCCTGTGCTTTCTAAATGTAAAGTTTGAGATGAACTTCCTTGAACATGTAAAGCACTTCCAGGGGCCGTCGTTCCGATGCCGACTCTGCCAGCTTGAGTTAATGTCATCCTTATATCCCCATCATCTTGGAAATACAAAGCCTCAGTCCCTCCAGCTGTGGTTGCGTCATAAAATATTTTCCATTTTTCTGTTCCATCATCTTTAAAACTAAGGACAGCATCAGCACTTGAACCTCCTCCTGCATCCATAGTTAATTGTGCAACCCCACCATCGCAAAATACTTTAATTTCAGCACCAGATGTTTTCGATACTTCTAACAAAGCACTTGGGCTCGACGTTCCGATGCCGACGTTGCCATCCTTGTCGATTCTCATTCTTTCAATTACTTCCCCAGAAGTATTATCATTTGTTGCGAATCCTAATGCATAACCGCTACCAGTATATGCATAACCTATTTCTACTGCGTTTATAGTAGTACCATCCCGGCCGGATAATAAACTGACCATTTTATTGTCATAGCCCCCACCAAAACCAGTAGTAACAAGAACATGTTTTTGTACAAAATCAGTAGTTGCTCCTACTGCAGTTTTTTTAAGTTCAAGTACTGAGCCAGAGTTTGGAGCCGTCGTGCCGATGCCGACACCGGCATCATTGATATTCAGCGTCGCAGTACCACCAGCGGTGAGGCTAATTACGTCCGCACTTGCCTCCGAAAGATATGTGTTATCAACGCCGTCAAGGTAGAACCTGTTTGCGGCTTGAATCGCTATGTAATCATTTAAACCACCACCGCCTTCTCCGATATCAAGAACAGTGTTACCACCTACTACAAAACGCACTAGATCCGCAGACACTTGGGAGAAATGTGTATGGTTGCCGCCGTCTAGGTAGAAACGGGCCGCGGCTGGAATCTGTACATAATCGTTTGCACCACCACCATGTTCTCCCATCTGAAGAAGAGTGGTATCACCTACTGTAAAACGCACTGTGTCCGTAGACGGGCTGGAGATGTAAGTGTCACCGCCGCCGTCGAGGTAGAGCCCTTTTTGGTATGCAAGGTCTATATCGTCCGACATCGTTGCCACGCCCGTGACCGCGATTCCGCCCGGATCGATTGTGACGTTGCCGGTAGTCTCAGATATTACCATCGCGCCTGACCGGCTGCCGACGTTGAAATACATATTGTCGAGCGAGGTCGAGCCGAACTGAACATCGTCGCCCGCCGAGACGTAAAGCACGTCGCGGTGGTTGCCGCCTGCGTCCTTCATCAGAATTTGGCCGCTGTTGTTTTCGAGCTTGATCGCGCCGTACTGCCATGTGTCACCGTCCTCATCGACCATCCACCGTGTACGCATAGCTCCCGGTGTTCCGTCGTAGACGCGGATAGCGAAGACATTGCCGTCCGCGGTGACCGCGGTCAGCGCATTCGCGCCGTCGTGCTCGTAGGCCCAGAACTCAAACAACGCCCGAGCGCTGGCACTTTTATTTGTGTCTGCCTGACCGCCGTATCCTTCAAATCGGATGCTCGGCTCGCTGCCCCCGTCCTCTTGGAGCCCCGCGATCAACAGCCCGCCCTCTGCTCGGTTCTTCTGGAAGATCGCCCAGTCGTCCGTCTGGGAAGAGGCTAGGGGAGCAATCGGTGCTGTCGTGCAACCGTGCGCGACATCCACGGTGTCGTTGAACCTCATCACCATATTGTCGGCACCCGCCGAATTGATAGTGATGCCCTGCGTCATAAACGGACTCGTATCCTCGCCGCCGAGATAGAGCTTCTTGCCCGCCGCCATCCTAACATCGTCCGAAAGCGTTGAAACGCCCGTGACAGCGAGGGTGCTCGAAGCCGCGAGCGTCGTGAAAGCTCCCGTAGTGGCAGAAGCGGCCCCTACCGTAGCACCGTCTATCGTACCAGAATCGACATCCACGTTGGTCATGTTCTGGGAACCGAAATCTATCGCCCCTGTAGCAGTAAACGCTCCGATGTTCGTGGCCGTTAGCGTGTCTGCCACCGTCACATTTCCATCTGCCACGTTCAGAGCCGTCTGGCCGTTCGTGCCCGTGATCGTCAACAACTCTTCACTAGCGTCCCAGAATAGATGGTCGCCTGAAGTCGCTGAGTAGAAGTAAACGTCAGCGCCACTACCGTCAGTCCCAACAGTCAGAGAAGTCAGGCCATCGGCTGTTCCGGCGTTGATGTCCGGCGAGGTGATTGTTTTGTTGGTTAGCGTCTGTGATCCCGTAAGCGTGGCAACGGTGCTGTCGATAGCCAGCGTTACCGTGGTGCTCGACGCACTAGAGGCCAGACCCGTACCGCCAGCGATAGTCAGCGTTTCGCTGTCCAGATCAATGTCGATTGTGCCGCTGTCAGTCGTAATATCTAGGTCTTGGGCGGTAACCTGGGCATCTACATACGTTTTAACTGCGCCCTGCGTAGCAAGCAGTGTCGCACTAGATCCTAGAGATCCATTGTCTATTCCCGTTACTGTTGCCCCAGTAGCCAGAGTGAGGCTTGTCGCGAGAACCGTGGCCCCCGAAATGTTTACGGTGCCGTTGATGTCTATGGCGGTAGCAGTAAGATCAATCTCATCCGTGGCTGCGATAGACAATACCGTAGCACTCGTACCACTGATGTACTGACTTGAATCGTTGAATTGAAGCTGGCGGGTGGAATTGAGGAGGAGTCCGGTATCGGCAACGTGGGTCAGGGTAACATCGGTATCTGCACCAAAGCCTAAGACGCCCGCGTCGCTCAACAGCGTGAAGTCGCCGCCGATAAACACATCCTTGGCAACCCCCAGCCCACCAGCCGTTTGTATTGCGCCTGATGTAAGGCTGGTCGATTGGGTGGTGTTCGTCACTTTCCAGACGGCGGTCACATCACCAGCGACGCTGAAATTGTTTCCAACACTGACCGTGCCATTGAGCACCGTGGTACTAGCTCCAGCGACTGTCAATGTGTTCGCGCTGTGCGTGATCGTGACATCGCCAGCGTGGAAATTGATGACAGCGCCGGCATCAAGGTCCACGTTGCCAGCCTGCCAAGTATCGCCATCCTCATCGACCAGCCAGCGCATATAAGTATCGCCGCCGACGCGTGTGCTGACGCCGAGGACGTTGCCGTCTGCTGTGGTATTTACATCACTGTCCGAGC